ATGCATAGGAATTTGAATTTATATTACTGGATTGATGTCGTCGTTCTACACTTCCAATGAAAGGGCGGAAAAGGCGTGTGAACTCCTGATACTCTTATTGGGTTCAGTTCTGAGTCGTATTCTATCTGATCGTCTTTGATCCAAGGTGCTAATGCTTTGATGTAATCTCTGGCATCATCCAGACTGCTGGACTTAGTATCCAGAGCCATCAGGTTATCCATTACTTCGATAGCATCATTTAGGGGATAGACTTTGTCCTGAGCTGCCAGAGCCCGGCAGATATCACTGGTGCGGTCATCCATGATCACCACGAGCTTGTAGTATCTGGCTTTGGCTTTCTTGTATCCCTGCAGCCTTCCGAACTCACGTATTCTCAGCGCAGTGTGCTCTGCCAGTCCCTGCCAGTAATGAGATGATCGATTTGCAATGTCATTGAACTGGTCTTTGAGGGTATCGGCAAGCATTTCTTTGGTATAACCCTGCTCGATTGCATTGGAGAGGGTATCTGCGAAGCTCTGCCGGATATCGGCATCAAAGTGATTACCGATCCAGAACAACTGCTGCTTCTGGATGGTGGATGAGAGATGCTGATCTTCGATGCCCCAGAGCCCGATGCTGGTCTTGGTTGGGGCTTGCACTTGCGTGTCTTTGAGTCCGAGCCGCACGCAACGGTCTATTATCGCTTTGGTGGGCTCATTGACCAGTGCTGCGAAGTCATCTCCCAGCTGAGTATTGATGATGCCCATAAGCTTTTCTATGGAGTCCTTGCTGATCTTCTCGGCTCGTGGCATGTCACTCAGCATTTGAATAGCAAGTCGGGTCGCATCCCTGATCTCTGTTTTCCAAGCATTATTCAGGACCCGGTAGTATTCCAACATGAGCTTATCGTAGTAGTTCATCAGAAGGAAAACCTCCTGACCTTTACTCTGTTCTTGCCAATATCGTATTCCGAGAAGCGTTCGAGACATCCTGCCAGAGCATCACAGCCATCGATATAGCCATCAGGATAGGTGAGGAATTGGCTGATTAGGGTAGGTGTGTCTTGTCCCTCCGGAAAGAGCACCTTAGCCGTCTCGATGATGGTCTCAGTGCGTTCTATGCGCAGGTTCTTATTATCTTTGTTATCGATCCGCTTGATGCGGTGGCTGATAGGTGGAAGATGGTTGTCTTGTGCCCACCTGTCAAAGTCAGCCAGAATACGGGCTTGACCATAGGTAGTTTCACAGGCGGCTCTGGCTTTTACTCTGTAGATTCGATCAAGCTCATGATAAGCATCATAGTAGTATCTGAAGAACTTGGTATTCTCGGTCTGCCGTATCCAGACATGAATAACGTAGAAGCGGTTGCCATCATAGCCTATGGATATTACAGCCTTGTAGCAGCCCTTCTCTCCCCAGGCAGGATCGGCATAGAGCCAGGCACGCTTCATCTGGGATGGTTCTGGTATGGTTCTATACTTAGTGAACCAGTGGTTCTTGAAGATGTTCCCTTCGATAACCGGCTGTCCCAGCATCTCCCTTTGATAACCTGTCACCCCGAACTTGGCTCTCAGGTTTGGCAGAGTGGCAGTCGGGTATTGCTCCTCCCAGATGGACTTGCCATGCATATCTTCGAGAGAGAAGCGCAATATCGCCTTTTGGTGGGTCTTTAATGCAATCTGGTAGGTAACGTCTAATTCCGGATTATCTGCCCGTAAATCGCCTAATATGAGCTCCTGAAACTGGCAGATAGAGTAATTGGGGTGTACCAGGTTACCGAGCCAGATGATCTTGCCATTTCCTTCCGGTGAGAGAGCTCCGGCTAGCTCCTGGGTAATCTTCTCCATGCGTCTCTTGCCGATGGACTGGTTACCCATGTTCTCTTCTTTGTCAATATCATCACAGACGATCAGCCCGGGCCGCTTGGCAGTCTTGGGATTGATAGTTCCACGATGTGACTGTTTGATGCTTCTGGATCTGATCCTGGCTTTGTTCTTGAGATAGAAGTCCAGATCAAAGGCATCCACTGGCTGCAGTTCAGGATAGTCTATTGTGAGCCGCTTATTGTTCTGAAGTTCATGCAAGGTGAAAGCGGTGCGCTCCTGAGCCAGATCTACGTCTGCTGCAGTATGGATCACGTAGCGTTCACCTTTGATGATCCTCCAGATGGGATAGACCACTCCCATAAGTACCGTTTTGCCCAGCCCACGAAAACCTGTGATTCCGATGATGCCTGAGCCCTTATCAGTCTCCTCGAACATAGTCTCATGTGCTGGGCAAAAAGGTAGCGGGAAGATATGCGGGAAATAGGTATGGCAGAAGAACGAGAAGGCATCCCAGCCTTCGCCTGTGGTTCGCCTTATCCGCTCTGCCTTGGCTTCAGGATTATCGTCTATAAAAGGCAAGACGGAGATCGTTTTGGATGCGATCTCCGTCAGAGCCTTGTTATGCCGCTGAATGAACTTCTTAGGCATAACCGGGTAACCCCTCGACGCCCAGGGGGACGGGGGTCGGGGACCCGGAGGTCGGAGGACTGACCATGTCGGGCTGTTGGCTTGGAGGCTGTGGGTATTCCGGAAGGTTCAGCGGAGCCGGAGGCAACGGCCCCGCTGTTCTGTAGGCTTGGAGGGTGGAGGCAACCATGTCCGTGGCTGTATAATTATCCATTTCTAACTCTTAAGTACTCGGCAAGGTCAAGGACGATACCCTGAAACTGTTTGAGCATTGTCTCATGCCCTTTCTCGATCATGAAGTCGGTCACCTGATCCAGGAAGCGCACGATGTAGTCGTTCAGCTCCTTGGAGGGCTCAGCATCTCTCTGATTCTGCTTGATCAGGCTGACGAGGCTTTGCAGAGCGGTATCTGCGGGATTCTTGGCATATTCACGCAGTGCCTGAATGAGTGCCTTCTTGCGAGCCAAGTTGATCTCATGGTCGAGCTTACGCTCTTCCTTGAACAGCTCGTCCCACTTACCGGACTTGATCCACTTGCGGACGGTGATATCGGATACTCCGAAGATCACCGCCAGCTCAGTGGGATCTGTCTTGCCGTTCAGATAGGCTTCTTTGCAGTTATCCCGCTTGATACGGAACTCCAGTGCGTTACTCATATTCAGGTCGTACCTTGTGACTTACCAGATACTTGTTAATGTCTTTGCCATGAACCCGTAAGGGGCCCTTGTCATTGATGCGATAAGCGGGAAGAGGATCGGCAATGTCCCTGATCATACGATAGACGGTGGAGCGGGCGACGTTCAGGACGCCGGCGATCTCATCCGGTCTATAGTAGCGGTCTTTGAATCTCTTCACGTTTACCTCGATACTTGGTCATTTCTGCGGTCATCATCTGTAGCTCCCATTATTCCGTCAAAATCTGCTGGTATAGGGTGCGACAGAATTACAGAGTACTGAAGTTCAGCACGATCTTGTTGTAGTTACCGGCTTCATCTCTCACCGCAAACGAAATGTACTGCTTGGTGGAAGTGACCAGGATGGCCTTATCGATCAGTTCCATCGCTTCCTTCCAGACCGGGTCCTTGATCTTGAAGCGACGCAGGGCGAAGATGCGATAGCGGGCCAACTGACCATGCTTGTCCAACTGGAAGGCATCGCTGACGATAGCCTTGAGGTTGTCATTGGAGTCGGCTGACCAGGCTTTGATGCACTCGTCTATCTTCTGCTTGGCGAGTTGCAGCTCAATGCCGAACTGAATCTTCTCCCGGAAGCGCATCTCGACCCGATACTTCTCATCGAAGCTGATGAGCAGGGCGTTACCCTTCCATTCGAGGTTATTCCTGCGAGCCGCGTCATTCAGATATTTCTCGATAGTCTGGATCAGCTTCTGTTTGTCGGAGATAATACGTTCTTGCAGTTTGATGGCGCAGTCCATCGCTTTCTTGACTGCGGCGTCCTTTTCCACTATTTCGGTGTGCAGCACCTTGACTGGGAATTCCCTACCTTGAGCATCGGTTAAGGTGCGTTCTTTGACTGGTGTGCTCGCTTTACTCATTTGAATCCTCCTTAGGATCGCTTTGTTTATTTGGTGATTGATTGATCTCTTGTTTCTTGATGTAGGACTGGAACATAGCGATAACCGCTCTGCGCTCCTTCTTGGAGAGCAGATTCCAGTGGCTTTTGGAATAGTGACTGATCGTGAATGCCCGCAGCTGGGACTCGGTCCAGCCGGCTTGCTTCATCAGGGCGTGCATGTACTTGCCCTGCTTATCGTAGTTGTATTCGAGAGGTCGGCCATGTCTGCGATACTTCAACATAATGGCTTTGAACTCGAGCAGCTTGTCCTCGGACATGGCTCTGAGCGAATCGCCATAGCCCATGCCGTTCATGATGAACTTGAAGGCGTCCAGGGGCCAGTGAAACTTCTTGACCCGGATGGCGTGGATTTGTTGACGTAGTTTTCGTTCTCTCAGTTCCTGATCCATAGAATGCCCTCTCTTCTTAGTTGGAATATCTCTGTTTGAAGTCTTCAGCCATCAGCTTACACATCTTATTCGCCCGCTTACGTAAGGATTTGATTTTCTCCCACTCAGTCTTCTTGGCTTCTTTAATGGCTCTATATTCCTGTCTGGCTTTACTCTCCGCTTCTTTCTTCTCCTCTCTGAGCCTTCTACGTTCTGCGGCTTCGGCTCTGAGTTGCTCTTTAGTCTTGGCATTAGGATCAGGCGGTTTACAGGTCAGTTCGTGGAGAATGCCTTTCTTGATGTGCTTACCGAGTTCCTTGAGCCTGGCTCTGGATTTGACGTAATAGGCTTTATCGTAGCCGATGGCATCTATGGAGGCAAGGGCTTCCAGATAGACGTAAACCCACTGGCGGCTACGGGGGAAGTCGGCGGTTATCTTCCTAATTGAGGTATAGCTGCCATTCTCGATCAGATGCAGCAGTTGATTGGCGGCCTGGGGATGGAAGTTCCAGGTTCCCTTCTGCCCATAGCAGAGTACCGGATTGTAGCGATCTGCTTTTACAAAGATGCCTGTTTCCACCTCCTTAATCAGGCCTGTCTGAGTGAGATCCTGCAGAATCGGTTTGATCTCTGCGGTCTCAATTGTCGTGAATCCGGCTATCGTTTCCGCCGCGAAAGGCTTGCGATATTGCTTTACGAAGTTCTTGACCAGTTCGGTGGGTGTCACTTTACCTCCTTGAGATCTATCACATTACTGGGCTTATCTTCCGGGAGCATCTGCCCGGTTTCGAGGGAGTACATCATCTTGACCGCTTTACGCAGGTTGCCCTTGCTGGTCTGATAGAGGTCCCCCACGA